GACGGCCACTGAGATCACTGCCGACTTCTCCGATTCAGAACGTGTTCGTGACGAGAAGGCAATGCACGCAAAACCAGCCCTTGCAGAACTTGCACAAGTCGCGCTGGGCATTGATGGGATTGTGTTCCCCGGTAAGGGTGGGGGTTGGTTTGAAGAGCTCCCCGCTGTGGACTTCCCTCCGGTGTCTCAAGAGGACATGGAGAAGGCTGGCCGCATTGTGCAAACACTGTTCCTTTCTGAGGCAATCTCTCGCATTGAACGTGTCCGCCGCTCTAATCCCGGATGGGATGAGGATCAGGTCAATGATGAGGTTGAGGCGCTAGAAGCAGAGTTCGGCAGCACAGCACCTGACCCGACAACGTTCACCGGCGACCCGATCACACCGGATGGGGCGTAGACAATTAACGGTTGAGGAATAACATGGGGCTATGTCGAACATCGAATTGCAGACGTACAGAGACAACGCCGGGAAAACTCTCACGGCGACAGAAGCGGAAAACGATTACCGGAAAGCATGCATCGTCGCAGGCCAACCACTCACCGGCCCCGAATACGAAACCGGGCTGGAAAACTGGTATAGCACCTACACAAAAGTTACGGCGAAAGAGCAACGCGCAAACGCAGCCCCGTACATTGCGCTGATGATCGGCCTCGCAATAACTGTCGTAATTGCCCTCATGGCGGGAGCCGCGGGGGGGATACTCGCATTCATCATCGTATTCGCGATCGGCGCATTCATGTCGATGGGCCTTTCGGCGGTTGTGGTGATGTTCACTATTCCGGAACGGAAATAACCCGATCAACTGACGGTTAGGGGCAGCTCGTGGCAAAGTTTGTCCCCGATCCGACCGGTTTCGATGTTGAAGATTTCATCGAGGAGCTCTCTAACGAGTTGTCGTTGCGCTACCGAGAGGTTGAGGACACTCTCATTCGGGAACTTGCCGAACGGGTGTACCGCGACATCGAGCTACAACAACTCTTGCCAGACACACGTGTCGCTGGTGGCCTGACTGCGGCGGAGCGGATCAAACAGAACCGCATCCTTGGCAAGCTGGCGGTGCACCGCAGACAAGCACTCATAGAGTTGCAGTCCCAGGCCACCGCGATGGTTGAGAAGTTGCGGCGCTCGGGAATGGCTGAAGAGATCATCCGAGTTGCAGCAAAAGAAGGTGAGGCTGCGGCCGCAGCACGTCTAAGCCTGGCCTCTCGCCTCCCCACGCTTTATCAAACAGGTTCGGCAGCTCAGGCAGTCGGATCGTTGGCAATCAGTTTGCAGTCACGCCTCAATGTGATGAATCAGCGTATTACTCGTTACCCGCGTGATGCGTACCAACGTGTTGTGTCAATGACGGCACCACAAACCATCATTGGTGTCACAACTGGTTTGCAGCAGCAACAGGCAACGGTTCGCAAGTTTCTTGGCGAGGGCATCACCGGGTTTGTTGATCGCGGTGGCCGTAACTGGTCGATCGGGGCATATTCCGAGATGGCCGGCAGAACTGCGGTGAACCGCGCATTCAATGATGCTGGCCAAGCACGGATGCAGCAGTCAGGGGTGAACCTCGTAACGATTGTGGGCAGCTTTGATGCTTGCGTCAATTGTGCACCGTGGATTGGGAAGGTTCTTTCGATGGATGGCTCACCGGCTGGGCCACGGGTCATGCCTCACTCGACAAAGGACACCGCAGTCACAGTCAATGTGGCGGGCACGCTTGATCAGGCGAAGAATGCTGGTTGGGGTCACCCCAATGATCGGTGCCGCACTGTTGCGATGCTTCCCGGTTTGTCGGTGCCTCAAAAAGATTTCGAGTATGACAAGAAGGCTGCAGAGTCTCGGGTGAAGCAGCGTTCGATTGAGCGTGAGATTCGTGCGTCGAAGCGTGACGCGGCTACGGCCCCTGATGCGATGTCTCGGAAACGGGCAGAGCGTGAGGTTCGTGAGGGACAGAAAAAAATGCGCGGGTTCCTGGGCGAGACCGGGCGTTCGCGAAGCAACTACCGTGAGCAGCTCAATTTCGCTGACGGTAAGTAGCCCATTTTTGCGGGGGGCGTAAACGCGGGACTCATACCGTGAAGGACGTTCATGATGCTGCACCTTTCCGGCTAGGCGTACCTGCGTCCTCCGCTTTTCAACCGTTCGGGAAGTTCCCGGCGTAGCACCAATGCGGTCAGTGGCCGCGAAGGAGAACAACCGTGTCAACAACAACTAGCCCAACCGCACAGCGTGATCTAGATGGTCTTGCTGTCATTGGCCGCACGAAGCACGCCCTTATGGGTATCCGGTATGCAGAGGGTGAAGGCGGGGACGCACCAGCCGACGATGCAGATCAGAAGGATGCTCCCAGTGGCGACAATGCTCCGTGGACGAAAGAGAACTTCGACCCCGATCGCGCATTTAAGCTCGTTGAGAACCTCCGCAACGACCTCGACACCCAGAAGACGAAGCAAGCCACTGAGCTGGCCGCAGCGGTAAAGAAAGCCTCTGAGGACACCCAGAAGTCAACCCTTGCCGAGTTCGCAAAGCTACTCACCGGCGACAGCGAACCTGAAACAGATCCGGCAAAGCTCAACGATGCGCTGACCGCACTCAAAGGGCAAGTCACGGAGAAGGACACCGCACTCAGTACCGCACAGGAAACCGCGAAAGCGTCAGAGCGTGCACTGAAGATCGCGATCCACTCCCCCAGTCTCGGCGGCAATGCTGCCCTGCTTCTCGCAAATGAGAAGTTCACAACCTCCATTGGCGCGGTAGATCCCACCGATGAGGCAGCTATCAAGGCTGCGATTACCCAGGCGTTGCAGGACAATGCCGCCCTCAAAGCAACCCCGCCCCGCTCAGGCAGTGGAGAACACCAGGGTGCAACCGTGCAGTCCCTTCAGGCTCAGCTCGTGAAAGCGACAGAGGCAAAGGATTTCACGGAAACCATTTCGCTGAAGCGTCGCATTGCGGCCGCTAAGGCATAGCCAACAACTAAGGAGAACATTATGGCTGGAATTACAGGGCAGGCGACCACGTTCAATGCCCCCAACTACACTGGCGAACTCTTCCAGGTCTCACCTGAAGATACCCCGCTGCTCTCTGCTATCGGTGGTCTTACCGGTGGCGAAGAGAGCATGTCGACCACTATCGAGTGGCAGACTGAGGATCTCCGTGATGCGGAAGAGAACCGGTCACGACTCGAAGGTGCGAACGCGCAGACCGCTGATGAGCGTGCCCGTGCGAACGTCACCAACGTGCTTGAGATTCATCAGGAAACTGTGGAGGTGTCGTACACGAAGCAGGCTGCCGTTGGTAACCGTTCGGGTGCAAACATTGACGGGGTTAACCCGGTCACGAACGAGCTCGATCACCAGATCGCGCTTGCTTTGAAGGCTAAGGCACGCGACATTGAGTTGTCGTTCATTCGTGGGCTCAAGCAGGTTCCCGGCGACAACACGACCGCACGTAAGACCGGTGGTCTGATTCAGGCGATCACGTCGAACGTCATTGAGAACGCGACCACACTACTTGTTGATGCTGCTACGGCGACGGACACGATCACGAAAACCCATGCGCTGAGCAACGGCGACCGTGTGCAGTTCACTGATGCGGGTGTGGCGACGGCGATCAACATAAGCACCGTATATTACGTGGTGAGTGTGTCCGGCACTAGCACGTTCAAGGTGTCGCTCACGCTGGGTGGGTCCGCAGTCACTATCGGCACCGCAACGGCATCTTTGCGTGTCCTAGGCACCACGGGACCTCTGAAGGAAACCTATGACGGTATCTTCCAGACTGTCTTCGACAACGGTGGACTTTCCGAGGGCGAAACCCGCACGATCATGGTCGGTTCACGTCAAAAGCGTTCACTGTCCACGGCGTATGCGAAAGCATTCGGCCAGTACCAGGAGCAGTCCCGCAACGTCGGAGGTGTCAACCTCAAGACGATCGAGACTGACTTTGGAACGTTCAACGTCGTGTTGGATCGTTGGATGCCTGCGGATGCGTTCGCAGTTGTTTCGTTGGAGCAGCTTGCCCCGGTCTTCCTCCGCACGGAGAATGGCCACATGTACACGGAACCGCTGGCGAAGGTTGGCGCGTCGACCCGTGAACAGCTGTATGGCGAGGTTGGTCTGAAGTGGGGCAACGAGAAGGCGCACGGTATCATCCGTGGTCTTCCTGTTGCGCCTGTCTGGGCGTAACCCGTTTGTGTTGCCCGGTGGGTTCTTCCTACTCTCACCGGGCAGCACCCCCTTTTCCCGTATTCACTAGATCAGGAAGGCCAATCATGGCTCAGAAGTTCCGCAAGAAGCCCGTAGTCATAGACGCTATGCGGGTAACGCCGGAAAACGTCGAAGAAGTAGCTGTCTGGTGCGGCGGTCGCGTGTTCAGCGAAGCCAAGGCGAGCGACCCCACAGACGTTTATATTGCCCTCGACATTCCCACGCTCGAAGGAGTCGTGCGCGCGCAGACCTATCACGGCGGCGACTACATCATCAAGGGAGTGCAGGGCGAGTTCTACCCATGCAAGCCGGATATCTTCGCGGCGACCTACGAACCTGTTGATCGGGTAGTTGAGTCGCACTCGTACACCAAAGAGCCGACTTTCGAAATCGTCAAGGAGGCGTGACCATGCGCATCATCCACCCC